ACAAAGATAGTTCCACCCAAGCGATAGTCAGTATTGTTTAGCCTGCCTCGCTCGTCATCGTCTAAGACAAAGAACGGGCCGATAGGGGAGTCTGTAAGGTCAAACCCAATCTCGACTTTGGGTGTAGGGATACTCATGCGCCAAACCCTGTCAGCGCTCTGTTGAAGTCACCATTATTAGTGTTGTAGGTCTTTAGTGCGTTGACTACTTCCTCACCTGCCTGTGCGCCTGTGATTCGGCTGTTAGCTTGAACATTTATGATGTAGGTATTTCCTCCGCCTTTGCCACCGCCTCGCATCATGCGGTCAAGCTTGCTCATTGGGATAACTGCCTCTGGCCCTGCTTCACCTATAAGCGCTCTTGTGGGCTGTGTTACTAGACCACCTCTTGCAAGTTTCACCTGTTCAAATCCTTGACTCAGTAATTCTTCAAGTCTTGCGCCTTGAATACTGCCAGCGATTATGCGATTTGTTTCTGGATTGATAAAGGTTGGAACATTACTACCTCCGCTCCCAGTAGCTGCCCTGCCTAATTGTTGCCCACCTGTGCTAAGACCTCTAAACTCTTCGCCTTCGATATTTACAAGCCTTGTAGATCCGTCAGGGAAGATTGCCTCAAACAATCCGCCTGGGCCTGGGCTTCCTGGAGTGGCGTTTGTAAACGCATTAGCCGCCTCGGTTGCTTTGAGTATTGACTCAGTTGTTGAGTCGAAAGAAGAACCCAAACTGCCGACAGCACCTGAAGCACCATTAGCTGCTGGGACTACTAAGCCTAGAGCTGCGCCAGCTTCATTGACCTTCTCATTGAACTCAGCTTGCTCGACAGTTTGGAACTTTACCCTTGCGGTAACTCTGGCTAGGATTTGCTCGTATAGCTCCATAGCGGTCTGCTGATCACCGATGCCAAGTGTCAGAGCGTAATTGAGTTGCCTCTGTGCCTCTTCTGCAATCGTTACACTCTCAATGCCGAGTCTGGCGTTTGTAGCGGCTGTTGCTAATCCGTAGTAGGCATCACCGGTGTTGTCAATAGATGGAGCAAGATTGTCGTTAGCAAATCTGTTGGCTAGTGCTGCATCTCTGGCTCGATATGACGCATCTGTTTGTGCCTCTGTAAAGTTATATGTTCTGCCTAACTTTGTTCTCAGCTCTTCGAGGTTAGCTGTAACATAATAAACCTGTCGGCCATATTCCTTCTGTGAGATAGCACCCGACTCAAGCTCTTGTTCTAGCCTTTGTAGCTCTTCGTGCTGTGCTTGGATTTTAGCTCTGAAATCTTCGGCAGTTTCATTAGTCTCGTCTGAGGCATTGTTGTAGTTGATTAGTGCGGCAGCTCCAACGCCTAGAGCGGTTGTGACAGCTGCAATACCGATTGCTAACAAACCAAAAGGGTTGAGAGCGATAGTTGCGTTAAGAGCGGCTGTCTTTACTGCTGCAATTTGAACTGCTACGCCATAGAGCTTTACTGCAACTGTCACACCTGCGATGGCGATTCCTAGACCAACAATCGTGCCGAGGTTATCTGCAATAAATCCTGAGAAGTCAAGCAGGAAACTTACTACATTCTCAACCGCTGAACCAAACTGCTTTACCGACTCGATGCCTTCTGGCGAGCTAAGGAAGTTTGAGAAATCTTCAAGTCTTGGAATCAAGCTGGCTGCAAAAGTAGTTACCAAGTCTTTGGCAACTGGTAGAAGGGCTGATCCAATCTCAACCTGCAAGTTAGAGATTTCTGCTCGCAAGATACGTTGTGAGTTAGCCAGAGAGTCCGAAGTGTTTGTGAAGTCACCTTGTGTTTTAGCTGTGGACTCTAAGAGCAATCCGTATCGAGCCTGAACTTTTTGAGCCTCGGTCATCTCCGCTGATGACTCGGCGATTCCGTTTGCCATAGCAAAGGCAGCTACCTCTGACTGCAACAGGTTGATACCAAATCGCTTCAGAGGCTCGGCTTCACCGGCTAGACCTGACTGGAATACTTGTAGAGCTTCGCTAACCTCGATGTTGAATACCGAGGCAAAGTCAGCGGCTCTCTGAGATACCTGACCGATAAATCCTGCAACATCTCCGCCCTCGCCGACTACTGTCTCGGCAAAGGCGCTAAACCTTGTAGCTGCTTCATTGAACTCAACCCTTGAGAGTCCCATAGACCGAGCAGCGTTCTCTCCAATTTCCAACACGCCCTGGGCTGCTTTACCGAACGAAACATTTACGGCGTTGATTGACTCTTCGAAGTCACTAGCTGCATTTACTGAGTCAACAGCTAACTTCCCTGCGGCTACTGCACCTGCGGCTGCTACTGCTGCACCTACCTGAGCGACTCGTTTAGCTGCGTCACCTGCGAAAGTCTTGAGCTGTCGTTGAGCGTCTCTGATGCCCTTATCGTCAAACTTGGAGTCGATGACTATATTTACTGGCATTAGATCAACCTATTCACTCTCTTGACAAATCTGTCTGCGACTTGTTGCGCTTGCTTATCTACTTCTTTTCGCTTCTTTAGAAATCGAACGAAAGCGAAGCGACCTGGCTTACCGAAGTCTTTTTCTAGTCGCTCGTTGAAAACTTTACCCTGTCCTGCGTAGGTGTAGGAGTGATAGCCAGGTGTCGTTGAATACCAGCCTTTAGATATTCTTCTTGGCGGTCTGCGCTCAATACCGGCAAGCTCTGCGTAGTTGTATCCGACTTCACCGCTTCGCCCTGTAAAGGTTAGCTTGGCTACTGACTTAGTGCGAGAGGCTAGAAGGCTTGTGCCTCCCCTTACTCCGTTCCAAGCAGTGCGACCATTGTGGAACATTTCATAGTCTCGGCTCTGTAATTTAGAGGTGACCTGTGTGTTGATCTGATTTGCTATCTCGTTAGTGAGTGGCTTTAGCTCCGAGCGCATGTCTTTGCGCATTTCCTTGAGAACATCAGGCTCAAAGCGCTTCAGAAGCTTAGTAACCTCTGCAATACCTTCAACTCTAGCCATGACTCTCCTTACCTCTATTCTACCCAAGAGAAAACCCTCCCCGAAGGGAGGGCTACTCTTTTGGTGGGTTCTTCGCTACAAGCCAGCGATACATTGTCCACAACATTCGGTCATCGAGTTGTAACAGTTCTCTCGGTGAGATTCCTGTCTCAACTGCTAACCCAGCTATGAACCAATGACTACTGGAGTCACCGAGACCTTTTATTTTGGGTCTTTGTCTGAACCTCCAACAGACTCAATAGTCTCTAGCCACTTGTCAAAGTTGTCCTTCGTTGCGCCTGTGCGCTTCTCAGCGTGCCAAGCGAGGAAGAGCAGATAACTTAGTTTACTATCTGGCCCACCGAGCTTAGCCGAGCTGATGTTGTATTTATCTTCAAAGGCAACTAGGTCAGCAGCGTTGCAGGTTACTTCTTTAGTTGTGTCGTTTGAGTAGGTAATTTGTAGGTTGATTCTCATTTAGTTTCCTTATGCAGTTGCGATTGTGATTCCGCCGGTGGTTGGGAATGTGTAACTTGCTGTTGAAAGATCACCCACCGAGCCACTTACGAAAGTCACTGTTGAGATTAGGCACTCAGCAGTAAAGCTTGGGTTGTCGGCGCTTATACCTGTTCCGTTTGGGGTAACAACGAAAGTTCCGATTGTGCCAATCAAGTCCTCGGACAAGATTTTTGAGACTGCACCTGTTCCGTAGTCTTGGTGAATGTCGAAGCTCAAAGAACCGCTCTTCAGTCCTCCGATAACCTCGGTGTTTCCGCCTGATCCGAAGTCTGTTACATCTACCTCAGCAGCGGTCTGCGTTAGCTCAGCCCTTGCAACAGCGGAAGTTACATCTTCTCCGTTGATGCTAAGAGTTGCGTCAGTAACAACATACTTTGCCATATTAGTTTCTCCTATACATATACCTGGACACTAAACTCAGCAGCCAGATAGGTTTGGTCGTTCATTTGTAGCGAACCCACGCTAGGCATGCCAGACACAATTAGAGTCTGACAGTTCCCATTTAGGCTCTTATCCGATTCTATCGCACTCTTGACCGAGGTTGCCCCTGTGGGTTCTGCATACTGGTCAAGCCTTCTCTGTGCTTCCTTCTCCGCTGCCCTGCCGACAATAACCTGAACTGTAAAAGTAAACTCTGTCATTCCGTTCTGAAAGGCTTGATGATAGTTGATTGAGCCGAGGCTGACAATCGCAATCGGTGGAGAAGCTTGGTCTGGTATCTCTGAGGCTGTCCTCAAGCCTGAGATAGTTCCGACATTAGTTGCTAGTCCCTGACGGATACCGGCAATCGTCATCCCATCCTCACCTTCATGAATGGATGGATTAGCGCCTGAACATCTGGGTCAAGTCTGCCGACTCGGATCACACCGAGGTCACCGATACCTGCAACACCTAGAGGGCTGTCGTTTCGCTTGTAGATTCTCGCTGCCAAGATAACTGTTGCCTGAACAATAGCTGTCGGCACTGATGGCCAGCCCCAGTCTCCTGTAACCTGCACCAAAGCCTCGCCATTATCCATAGGAAACAGGTAGTCATCAACTGCCCTAATCTGTGTGAAGGGATGTGGAATACCGCCTGAGATTCCGTTGAGTGGCTCTAGCTGGTAATCCTTCTCTTCCCATTGAGTTGAAAATACTCTGTCTCCGTCTTGAGCTGTCTTGAGCGTAGTCAGTGAGCGTAAGTCGTCTATCTCTGTGACAAAGCTGTCTCTAGCTGCAAAGACTCTTGTTGCTCCATCAACCTGATAGAACACTCGCTCACAAGCTTGGTCAATCTCGCGAGATGCTGACTCAACTGCGAGCTCTAGCAAGTCATCGTCAACTGTGTCTGTAATTCTTAGGCTTGCCTTCACCTGTGCAAGTGTTGCGTAACCATTGTTAATTGCCATGAAAACTCCTTGAGTTCTATTCTACTAGCTGAAGTAAACCTGCCAGAAGGGTAGCCACTTCTCTTTCCAAACCTTGTCAAAGTCAAACTGCTTAGCGAACTTTAGCGAGATGTCAGAGTGTCCGCGTTCTTGGTAGGCATACCGAAGTGAGTCAAGAACAGAGGGAACTGATGGCAACTGAAACCAAGCCGACTGAGCTTCATCCCAGAAAGGTATTCCACTGACTAGCCATCCATCCTCGGCTACTAAGTCTTGAGTCGCTGCCCAGTTAGATCCGATGACTCTAGTTCCACAAGCCTGAGCTTCGATTGTAGGGACTCCAAAGCCTTCTCCGTAGCTTGGCGCTAGTAAAACATCAAAAGCTGTGTAGAGAGCTGCTAGGTGTTCCTGTGGGTATCCGTAGCGCATCTGTGTAGGGTCAGGGAAGATAACTCTGTCTTTAGGGATACCGACTGCCTGAATCAGGTTGAGAAGGTCAAATCCGTTCATCACCTTTGTCGGCTCGCTGTGGATGTATAGAACCGAGTCTGGGTGTTCCTTTAGCAACATGCTAAAAGCCATTAGGTTCTCGGCGAAAGCCTTGCGGTGCAGGATTCCGTTTGACTTGTTAGCCGCAACCATACCGACTAGGAACTCATCGTCTTTGACTCCCATGAACTCTCTTGTAGGGATTCCGTTGACTGTGTGTGTCGGTTTATAGACCTTTGTATCTATGCCATGCGGAATGTAATTAGAGGCTATGCCTGCTTCTGCTAGTTGTCGCTGTCCATGAGGTGACATTGTGACTGGCTCTACATTGTCTTGCTCTAGAAACTTCTTTATCTTCGGTGGGAGAGTTACATGGTCTAGCGGTGTCCAGCTGACTAGCGGTAGTTCTCTAAGCTTTGGGTTGTTATATACCCAGACATCGTAGAGAGTGAATACACAGTGAGGCAGGTGTTCTAGCCCCTTGCGGTGATGTGCGTGATGAGCTGGGATTACATCGTCTGAGTAGGGAGAGAAGCCTCTTGGGTAGTGAGGTATCTTCTTGTTGCCTATTTTCAGCTCGGTTACTGATCCTTCAAGACCATAGTTAGATAGTGCTGCAACTTTGATTCCATGTCGCAACATGCGCTCAACAAGATACTCGCCCTGTTGTCCGTAACCGGTGGGCGCTCCTGGAGTATTCGATGATAAGGAAACTAATCCGTTTAGCTTTTCGTAGGTTGGCATGGCATAAGCCTAGCAAAGACAAACCCCTGAGCAACCTACAACTCAGGGGCTTGTCGTTCTAGTTTTTGTTAGCTAGATGCTCCAACAAAAAGCTTGATGTGGTCTGCAACTGTCAATCCACCATCTAGGCGCATCAAGAAGCGGAAGGCGACCTGGTCGTTTCCGAACTTGTAGTCCCTTGAGGTGTCTAGTCTTAGACCGCCTGCTACGCGAGTGTAGAAAGATGGCCAGTGGCCAA